CGTGTGCTGAATTAAACAGGAATTATATCGGGATTGAGAAGGACGATAAGTTTTATAACGAGAATAAGCTCGCAGACGCTCCTACTCCATAGGAGAAAATAGAAAAAAAGAAATATGATGATATTAGCATTTCAATTGTTTTCCAAAAAAATTGAAATGGATTTTCAACATTCAGCAGAATACAGCGACAGCAACAACAAGCAAGAATGAGCGACTGGATGAAAGCAAACGAAAAATGGGTTCTCACAACGAAGAGCGTCTGTGGAAAGAATTGGATTTGGACGGACAAGGGAGAAATATATGATATGAGTGGCACAAAAATCGTGCCACTTACTATGAAGGGTTATGTGGAACTCGCAGGCATCGTCCGCAAACGATTTATGAAGACGCTGGTGGATTTACCGAGAGATGGAGACTGGGACGAAGCGAGGGTATGGGCTATTCTCGACGCAATCCGCGACGGCGAATAAGTTCGCAGACGCTCCTACTCCATAGGAGAAAATTTAATCATCAATAAACCGACGGCCAGAACCCATTTCATTAGGGTAAGTCTCTTTCATAAAAGCCTTGACAGCCCTAGCGGCGCCCTCCTCTGTTTCATAATAACCCAGCGAGTGAGTGAAGGTTTCTTTTGGGTTGTTGTCTTTCGTAGTGACGACGCACGCCTGAAATTTCTTATATTTCTTGCTCCATCGCACCGACCAGTATTTACCGTTATTTTTCATATTGTTACTGTTTGCCCTCTGGCAACACCACCGCAGGTTCTTATAATTGTTGTTACAGGGGTTCCGGTCAATATGGTCTATAACCTTATGAAGGGGGTTGGTGTTTGGAATGAAAACACACCCGACGAGGCGGTGGACGAGCATAGAAATAAATGACCTTGGGACAACCAGTCTTGCTGGACGGCCGAAACCCGAGTTCGGTCTTAATAAATTACCAGAGGCATCCATAGCCCGATGAAGCGCGAGGCACATATAACCGTGTGATGGTGATAAGGACGGCGTCATAATGCGGTTTTGAAGCAGATTTAAAATCTCACCCTTGCGATTGATGGCATAATTACCCTTTCGCACTCCAAATCTCTCGTCAATCTCAACAAACTTCGCCATAAAGTTCTCCTCATCCACCACAACCGACGGCGTTATGACGACCTGATTACCCGCCATATCCGTCGCCACGGACGGCGTCTTCACACGGAAGAATGCGTTTACCTGTGCTTGAGTGATACGAGGCATTTGATTATATCCTATAAAGATAATTACTCTTTAAATCACATTCGGTAATTATCTTTTTTACCAGCAAGTAAATCCGAAACAGACGCACGTCCGACTTCGTGGTGGCGATGACCCGCGTGGGGTGGTGGGTGTGGATGGGGGTGTAATGCTATCCGCATCATTATAAAGGAATTTCTCCTTTCTTTTATGTTCGCCTGAATGGTAAGTCATCACTTTTAAGGCGTAAAGCATATATTATATACCTGCTTTTTCTTTAATCTCTGTTAGTAGTTTTTCTGGGACAGAATATCTCTGCTCCAATCGTGACCGTTTTAAACCAATCTCTCGGACGTTCGTTTTATAACTGCTGTTGCCGATAGAATACTGATGCCGACCATTTGTTATGAAAGGACACGCCGTCCGCTCACACAATTTTCCGACGAAATCAATATTATTCCACAGCCTCGTCCGTTTACGGTAGGGGTAGTCATACTGACAATAATCCACGTCTGTAAAAGGGATTTCGTCTAATATTCCTTGTTTTTTTAAGGTGCCGGTCTGGGGATTTTCAATCACAAACTTACAGCCCGCATAATTGATTATTTCCAGCCCTCGTCGCACGATAGCGTTAGACCCCGCAATATCAGGTGTTTTTTCCGGCCTCGCATAATTCAGCGACGAATACTCATTACAGGGTGGACTAAACCAAATGAATACTGGTTTTCCGTGTTGAGCGAAATAGGACTTATAATCCCAGTCCAGAATGCTCGTCAAAATATCAGGCGCATATTTCGGTTCTATATCTAAACTTACATACCTCTTATCGCAGAAGTTCTTCATAGATTTACTACCCGAGCATAAGTCAAGATACCACTCCATCGCCGTCATTCTTATCCGTTGAGAGATTTTTAGGTTTATTTCCTTTCGGCATACACGTTTTCTTGTATTCCAGCATTTCCGCTTCATCCTGTTCCGTCCACTTATCCACCGAGCGGAGATGCTTTTCCGATGCTAGATGGCGACGAATGATATTCGCAGTCAAACAAAAGTTCCCGCCACAATCCGCGCAAATGCGATTATGGCCTTTTGAGAGACGTGATGTGAATAATGCGACGAGAGGTTCAATCCATTCAGCGTGGCGTTTATATCTGGTATCTTTATATTGAGTTCCAGCGGTAGAAGAGCCGTAGGGGCTTTGTATAGGGTAGTAATCGCTCATTATATAAACATAAGGTCGGTATTATGTTTATATATGATGGCAAAGCAAATAGATTACGACGACAATCTTGAAAACCTGCTTAAAGATGAAGCGGAGAAAGCGGAGAGCCTATCCATCCTCCACCGCCTCTCGCACGAGAAATACTCATTATATTCAAACGCTATTAATATCCCTGTGATTGTGGGGTCATCGGCGGTCGGATTTATGACGGGCATCCAGATTGATTTTGATGACATCAATATTATACTAGGGATTTTTAGTGTTGTGATAGGGTGTATTAAAGCCCTAGACAGTTATTTTCAATTGGCACAGCGGAGCGAACGGCACCGTCTCGTGAGCCTTCAATACGCCCAGATAAACCGAAAAATCGCCGTTGAGTTGAGTTTGGAGCGTGATGTGCGGATGGATGCGAAGGATGCTCTTAACGTCATTAGGACGGACGTGAAGAACCTAGAAGAGTTGGCGCCGATTATACCCGACGATATTATTGATAAATACAAGGAGCGATATCCGAAAGTGGATGGCGAAAACATAAAGCGTCCAGCCCTAACGAACGGCCTGACGGAGGTGGTGATAAACAAACCGGACGCGAACCATATTGTAAAGGCGGATTTGGTAATGAGGAGTAGACGTCAATCACACGATAACGATATCGTGGATATCCCTCTAGGCGATATCAAAGATGGTGTGTTTAGTGCTTGATGTAGATATTTTGCTGTGTGCTGACGCTGTGTGCCATCCCATCCGCAATCGCCTTATTTTTCTCCTGCGCCTCTAACAGATTATCAGTAGCAAATATAGTGCGGAGCATCGCGCAACCCACCTTGCGAGGGGCGAAGACGCGATTTAAACAGCGGGTAATGGAGTTGCCGACGTCAAATGGACGGCCGGAAACAAATAGGAGAAACGGGAATGTTTTACCTTTTTTTAGGTCAATCCCCATCGTAGGAAGGTCGCCGTCGGTTTTTCGGGAATTGATGTAAAACCAGAAAATCTCCATCACGTCTTCGGGGATATCTACTTCTTGAACGCCGAATGACTTGAAGGTCTTGAACTTTTGAAAGATGAACTTATTTTCATCCAGAATGAGGTAATTTTGCGCGTCGTCTAGGGGGTCGGGGCGTTTTTGAGAGATTACCATTTCTAGGTAGTCCTGATTGCGCCGAGGGAGTATTTTCACATAGAGGGTTAGGACTACAAAGTGAAGGAGAAAGGTGTATTCGTATGAGTGTTTTACGCCCCCTTGCGCCCTGATGTCCTTGAATGTAATATACATTTCGTCCCATTTGTCTATGATTTCATCCCACGTGACCCAGTTGTCTTCTTGTTTCTGTGTTTTCTTGCCTTGGACGAGTTTGTGTTCTCTCGCCACCCTCATCATTCTCTCGTGATATATATCTATCCTCTGGAGCATCCCGTCATCAGGAATAGGGTATGTAAGTTTGAGTGCGGAATGGATGGATGTGTAATAAACCCGCTGTGTATTTTTTGAGTATTTCGTTAGTTTTTTTTCAATCTCCTCAAAAGAGAAGAGAAAGTGAAGATTATCAACTGGCTTTTCGTCATTTAAAATTTCTAGGTTGCGTAAATAACAGACCCTAGAGGTTTCAGCGAGACCGTATTCAGCCATTTTTGCGGAAAGTTCGTCCATAAAGGGGGTGGATTTGAAAGAGCGAGGCATAATGTATCCGAAGGCGATATACATTATACAATTTTTCGTTTTATACCCGATTTAGATAATTACCCAGCGATTTAGAAGAAGCCGACGCGAGGGATATAAACGCGGAAATGGCAAGTGCCGATGAAGGCGGCGACGATGGCGCCTGCCTCATCAACAGCGTTAAGGGTGAGGACGGCGGTGGCGGGAGGCCCTGCGGCGAAAACGACGCGACCAGCATATTTAGCACCGACGGTAGTGCCACCAGCGGCGGCGGGGATGGCGGGAATGACATACCACGCCTCGACGATACACGCGGCGGCCTGTGCGGCGGAAGTGATATTCAAAGGATTAAGATTTACAGCGATGGAACCAGCAACGAAAGGTTGAGCGACGGTGCCAGCAGTTCCGAGAATAACATCGTAATTTGCGGGGGTAAGACCAGCGTAAGACCCAGAAGCATATTGAAAAGCGACACCAATACCAGCACCAGAACTGGCGGGAATTGCGAGTTGAGATACACCAAGAGCGTTCAAAGACATTTTCGGATTTGTTTTATGGTATTAATATTCAGTTGTTTTTATATATAATTTCGTATAAAAACATCCACATCGGTAGTTTATATTGTATATAAACAACAACAAAGATGGATACACCAAGCAATCCGGAGGCATCCGCGGTTTTTAACGAACCAAAAGGTAGTGCTAAACTGAAGAAAATCATAACCGAGCCGATGAGTGATGCGGATATTGAGTTGTATTTGCCACAGGCGAAGGTGCTGATGTTTCGCGAACTGAAAGGCTACCCGAATATACAGGCGATATTGAAGCGTCCGAGAGATTATTTTGTATTGTTATACGAACACACGCCACAGAACGGTCACTGGGTGGCGGTTTTGCGGTATGGGAATACAATAGAGTTTTTTTGCCCTTATGGGACGTCGCCGTATTCACCGAACTCCTGTTTAGAGTGGAATACACCGGAGCAGAATGCGGTGGTGGACGCGACATCTAATTATCTGGAGACGATGTTAAATCAAGCGGAGAAGGATGGTTTCAAGGTGATATATAACCGAATGGATTTACAGAATAAGAATGGTAATGTGAATACCTGCGGAGCATTTGTGGTGTTTCGCGTGCTGTGCCTGATGGAGGATGATATGAACCTCTCGGCGTTTCAAAAGGGAATGAAGAAAATCCACGCGGGGACGGGGTTGAATTATGATGAGATAGTGGCGGACGCGATAGAAATCCGCGAGTAGCGAATTTATCGTAGATGAAATCCGCGAATAACGGCTTAATTTGAAAAGGTGGCGATAGGAGTTCCTACTGCGTGCCAATATAGTCCATTAATATCCGCTACGAATGCCTGTGCTGCGTATTCGGGTAATGTTGCTTTTGAAAAACTTCCGGCTTGAACTTTAAATCCCTGACTAGGAAGTTGAAATACCGCTGTAGAAGAAAGAGGAACCCCATACCTAAAACCAAAAGTAGAGGTAGGCATCGCCACATACGGATATCCAGTAGCAGAATACCAAGCAATACCCTTCGGTATTCCTGATGAAAAAGCCACACCACCATCTTCCCATACATTAATGTCTGTCCCAAACCATACTTGTCTATCATCAGTTATGAAAAAATTATATGTCCCTGAATTAAAAATCGCTATAGCATTTCTACAAAGATTACTACTCGGTGTTATTGACGCAATCATAAATCCGCCCAGTTGATTAGTATAACTAGAATAGTCCTGATATCCACCATACTTAATTTGCTCTGATACGTCAATAAAGTTAAAACTTCCTGTAAACAGTATATTCACACCATCAATCGCTTTACCGAACGATGTAATCGGACCATTAAAACTATTACTTGAGCCAATAGTAGTAAAAGGTGTTAAAGACCAACCTACACCATATATCGCACCATAGTTTATAGACTGTAAACCACTTGCGACGTTAGTAAAATTACCACCTACATAAATGTAATTCTGCCCGCTCACCTGAACCCATTCCATCGCATATACTTCCCCACTAGTGGCGAATTGTGCTACACCAAACACAACGTCATTAGAATATACTTGACTGCTTCCCAGAGCGAAGGGGTTAGATATAATACATAAGTTAGAAAGTGGCGTAGGTGGTCCCGAACCAAAAGTAGAAGTAAAATTCCCGCCAACATATAGATTTGTATTATCACAAGCAATAGCATTAACATAACCAGCAACCCCAAAATCACCTGTCACACCGTCAAATATCGGGTCAAAAAGAGGAGTAAGAGTTGATGACCCACTAAATCTCATCAAACCTGCTTGTGCTTGCGGTGATGTCGTTAATCCCGCAAATGTTCCCCCCACATACATAAACCCGTTACTTTCATAAAATACATACGCATCACCTCCACCATTAAAAAAAAACTGAAAAACAGGCGGATTAGTAAATGTGAAATCTGAATATACGCAGATTGAACCTGAAATACCAACCCAAACCTGCCCGCTTGACGCTCTTAAAAAAGCAGTAGGGTCTCCAACTACATCACCAACATCACTCCAACTGTAAGTAGGGGATATACCACTATTAATGATAGTTAGATTTTGAAACGGGATAAAAGGTAAGGATAATGAAGTAGTTGAACCAGCATTTTCAGTAACATACGAAGGATAGAAATCCAAGTTTTGTCCGGTCGCGCTCACGACCCCTGTTCTCAATTGAGTTCTAACCCCTATCGGTTGTCCTGTTTGAATACCAATTGTATTTCCAACACCAAAAGTCGCACCACCACCCGTTATTTGTGTTACTCCTGATGCGGAGTTAGATGTTAATGTTATACTACCGCCTGCTCCTGTAGCATTCAAATTAATACTTGATGTTGTAGAAGTTAAATTAACCAGCCCATTTGAACCTGTTATTTGAACCCCTCCTTTCGCAGTTTGAGTTATATTTCCTAACCCAGTAGAAAGGGCGGTGGTGATTGTCATACTGCCAGTTGAAGTCCGTATATTATTACCGACCATATCAATAGGTTTATTAAAATTAACTTCATTCTCTACTCCGTTGATTTGTATAAAATTCGCCATTACTCCAGCCTGAAAACAACTAAACTCAATTGAACCATCTTCACTACTACCAGTCGCGTCTCTTATAGTATGTGATATACGAGTATATTCCTGCTTCGCAAGTCCGCTGTCTGTTCCATATACAGATTGATTGAAAAGAACATCGCCCGCAATACCGGCAGTAGGTTTATTTTTCCACACTTCCATAGCAACACTCGCATTAGACGCTTGTGTATTCACGAGTGTTAGAATAGGATTTGCCTGCCCGCCAACATCAGTATCAGTAAGAGTAATATTAGCATAAGTTCCCGTAGCGGTATTTCCCAACGCTAGTGTGTCGTCTAATGTTCCAAAAGTGGCGGCGTTCGTAATCCACTTCGTTCCAGCACCGCCCAGACTGCTTAAAACCTGACCCACAGTTCCAGCACCACTCGCGAAGGTGTCTAAAATAGTGGCGGGTTTAAAACTGCCATTCGTAGATACAGTTCCACTAATACAATTCAGTTCTATTCCACCTCCACCGAGCACCGTCGGCACGGAGTTTTGTATAACTAAATTCCCTGTATCTTGCCTATTAATTCCAGCAAAACTATAATTAGTAGGGACTATTCCAGCTCCGCCCATTTGTATAGTAGCGGTATTATCAGTCAGGATAACATTAGAAGTCGTTCCAGTTATGTTTTGAGTGCCGAGCGCGAGGGTGGCCGTTAGGGGTGAGCGAAGACTGACGACGGGTGCGACGGTAGTAGGAGCGACGAGTATATTATTTCCACCTGTGACAGAGACAACGCTTCCACCGCCGACGATTGTATCCACATAAAGTTTATTACAGAGGTCATCGGGGTCGGTCGGCACGATAGGGGTCTTCGGGCAATCGCTCCCGTAAAAGTTTGAACCAGTATACACGTTTGTTCCCGCCATAACCTCTCGGTAGCCATTAGAAGGGATGCTTGCCATTTTTATATATATGAGAAGAATTATGTTTTTATTATTAATTGTATAAGACAAGAGATTAATAATAAAAACAACAGAGAATTATATATATAATAAAGATGGCGAGTATTCCGAGTAATGGCTATGCGGCCGTGATGGCAGGGACGAATGTATATACTGGTTCAAATTTCTTCGGTTCCGATTGCCCGAAGACCCCTATTGTGCCGACTGACCCCGATGACCTAGTGAATAAGGCTTATGTGACGAGTGTTATACCCCCTATTCCACCGACCCCTCCGGTGACTGAATTTTCCTATACAAATACGAGTAATGCGGTTGTGCCAGTCGCTCTGCCGACGGCGGCGGGACAAAAATTAAATTTATTGGCGTCGGGGTTGAATGGTGGTCTTTGGTCGCAGATTGGATTACCTCAAGGTGGCTTGGGAAATATAACAGCATTTACGCAAGCGTCCGATGGAAGTTATTGGTTTGGGACGAATGCTGGAAATACGTGTTATATTCTGCGAACCGATGCGACCCTTACAACTGGTTTAGGTTTAGCGGGTGCGATGTTTACTATTTTACCGCAAAACGACCCGATAATCAATTGTTTTTTTGAGTATGGAGGGTTTATGTTTTTGGGTGGGAGATTTGATACCCTTATTTCGTTTCAGCCTGGAGGTGGTATAAATGTAGAAAATTATAATATTGGTAGATATAATTTACCGTTTACGGGGTTTCCGAATGCGAACCAGTTATCAGGGGCAGGGAGCGGTGGGGCAGGCGGCCCGTATATGGGGGTAGGCGGAACAGTCAATACGATTTTTATGTTTGAATATGTGACGGGAGCGGGGTCGCCTATTTTAATTCTTGGAGGTCAATTTCAAAACACACTACCGACTGCTTGGAGCGGCCCGAATAACAATTTAAACAACCTAATTACTATGACTGGTGGCCTTGTCGGAACAGGAAGTCAGTTTTGGTTAAATGGTAATGGCGGTTTTGCGGTAATTGG